GCATATTCAAAAATGTTTATCCAAGGCGGTATCACTGTATTGTTGGATTATCCGCCACACGAAAGGGTATTAGATGAGGGAAGAACATTGGAGTTTATCAAGAAAGAAATAGCCCTAGCCCTACAAGAACAGAGAGAGGGGGCACTAGATATAGCTCAAAGAAAAACCAAACAGCACACTCACTACAGTCATAATGGATAAGATACTCACAGGTAAGAGGTATACATTATCATCAGAACAGTATAAAATGGTTAAGAGCGAACTATTGGAGCATGATAAAAAGCAAAAAACTGTCTTTGCAAAGCTACTCGTTCATAAACAGAGGTAAACAAAAACCCAATATATGCACCATCGCAAAAAGAAATGCAAAAAATGTGGAGGGAAAGATCGCCTATGGCAATCAGACTCTAACTTCTCTATGGGAAAGAGATGGGTATGCTACGCATGTATGAAAGATCAAATACAAGAAGCTTTTAGTAAGATAAAATCTCCAGTCACTGCTAAGAAAGAGAAACTGGATGGATTAGTTAAATGCAAACAGCATGGAAGATACTATGAACAAGTAAAGCATAGCAGTATAGTAGGATGCGTAAGATGTTATCTGGAAAAGAAACTGGGTAGAAACAGCTTGTAATAGCTGTGTTTTCGTATTATAATTAGTGTATGAATAAAAATACACTAACACTCACATTTGAAGAAATAGTAGATCCAGAATCTGGGAAGAAATTTATAGCAGTAGCAGGAACTATTATCAAACGTATCCTAGACAAAGATGGTAATACCATCCCAGTCATAGTCGAGGGAGAAGAAGACTCTGTAGAATTCATTCGAATAGACTTCATGCAGCCAGCAGATGACATGGCAAAGAATCTTTCGAAGATGGCTATAGAGGTAACACAACATGGAATTGAAAATTATGAAAAACGACAAGCCAAAATTGAAGCTGAAGAGGAAGCCAAAGAAAATGCTCTTGAAGAAGAAACCAAGGGTACAAGTACCCAAGAAGAAAAAACAAAAGCCTAAGAAAGCCTTACAAGAAGCCGTTTTAGAGCAAAAAGACACAAATCCACTAGGAAGACCACCAAAGTACAAAGGTCAAGAAACTATTGATCTAGCAAAGAAGTTCCTAGAAGAAGAGTGTTATATCGAAGAAGAGAAAGTATTGAAGTCCGAGAGTCATGGAGCAACTTCTGAATCAAAGGGACACGCTCTTTACTTCACGCCCAACTTACCAACGAAGACTCGACTGGCTGAATATCTAAAGATTCATAGGGATACTTTGGATGAATGGGTCAAGACTTATTCTGCTTTTTCCGACATCGTAAAGGAATTACGCAGAAAATATGAGGATATGCTTATCGAGGGAGGTGTTACTAGGAAGTTCGATCCAAGTATCACAAAGCTTCTTTTGCATCACAAGTTCGGGTATGCTGATAAAAAGGAAGTAGAATATAACGCTTCAGATCTTCTCGATATGTTCGAGGAGGATGATGACGAATAGTTATGAGATACATACAGTTCACAATAATCTTTTTAATAACACTTATCTTTACATTTTTATGCAACTTCTAGTCTTTGCAACCATAATCGTAATATGGGCAGTCTTTTTCAATAACTGATTATGGAACTCAGAAAGTATAAAAACAAAATCAAAGAGAAGTCCTGGCGTGTTTCTCATTTGTATAAGATCACTGATAAGGATAAGAAACTGATTACATTCAAGAAGAACAGACCTCAAGCCCATTTCGAAGCAAATAGACATACCAGGAACATCATCCTGAAGTCTAGGCAGCTGGGGTTCACAACTGATGAAACTATCGATTCGTTGGATGATACCCTCTTCAATAAGAACTTCTCTACCCTGATGATCTCATACGATCAAGAATCAGGGATCGACCTATTCGATGGTAAAGCCAAATTAGCATGGGACAACATACCTCATGATATAAAAAAACTCTTTAGCGTGGAGTCTAATCGTGCAAATACGCTCAAATTCGGATTTGGTAACAATACTTACTCTAATTTCAGAGTTCGTAACAAAGGACGATCTGGAACTTATAACAGAGTCCATGTTTCAGAGTTCGGAAAGATATGTAAAGATTCGCCTGGAAAGGCAAAGGAAATTATGTCGGGGACTATTCCATCGATCCCTATGGAGGGGCGTATGGATATTGAATCAACAGCAGAGGGAGAATCAGGACACTTCTACGATATGTTCTGGGAAGCATATGACCGAGGAGAGCCACGATACCCTCAAGAGTTCAAAGCTCATTTTTATAACTGGACATGGGATGATTCAGAGCTTGCAAAGGTAAAGGATCTTGTAGATGTGGAAGACATGGACAACAGTGAAGTATTCGCTGACTATCAAGGAAAGCATGAACTATCACCCCTCGAGATAACTTACTACTACTTAAAATGGCTCTCAATGGGTAAGAATTGGAAGTTATTGCAGCAAGAGTACCCAACGACACCAGAAGAAGCATTTATCTCTTCAGGACACAAGCTATTCGATAAGGATGTGATCGCTGAGATGATTAAGGAAGCAGTCGATGGGATCATGGAAGAGAACTGGACGTACTTTGAGGAGTACAATCCGCGACACGTTTATGGGATTGGAGCCGATGTTGCAGAGGGTGTAGGATTGGATAGCTCTGCAATCACTGTATGGGACTTCACTCCGATCAAACCAAAGGTAGTAGCTCACTATCACGACAATACAATCGATCCAGATCTCTTCGCTCATGTGATTAAAGCTGCTGGGTTGAAATATGGAAGCTGTATCGTAGCTCCAGAGAATAACAACACAATGGGAGGTGCATGCGTGCTAAGATTGAAAGATATTTATAATGAAGATATGATCTTCACGACAAAGCGAAAACAAAAGAAAGGAGATGAACAGGAAACAGGGAAGCTTGGATGGAGTACAAACTCGGTAACGAAGCCAAAGATGTTCCTGGACTTCAAAGGGGCAGCAAATGATGATCTAATCGATATACCATCGAAAGCTCTATTACATGAGATGCGAACCTATGATAAGGAGGGACTGACTACAACGAAGCTAGATGAAGAGGCAACGAATCACTGGGACTTACTGACCTCTGCCGTGATTGGATACCAAATGAAGACTTACGCACTGGAGAGCCAGATGACATATTCTGGAACTCAAGCAGGAGGTGTCGAACCTTATTACCCTAATGGGATTGGCTAATTTTATTTACTACTGTTATATTTAATATAGTTATGAATACACAAGAAGAAAAAAACCTGATTGTTGCGAACCATGTAAAACAAAAACGTGCTGCTGAAGATTTCAAGCAACGCAGGTTTTCGCAATGGAATGAAAACTACTCGATGATTCGAGATAAGATCGAAACAAATGTTCTAACTCAGAGGAACGCATCGAACATCCCAGTAATGAGAGAAACTATCAAGTCATGGATCGGTAACGTAGATGAGCCACCAGAGATCGATTTCAAGAACCGAGATAGAGGAGCAGAGAATCGAGATAAAGAAATTGTAGTATCGAGTCTGTATGACAAGTTCTATAAAGACAACAAACTCGAGGTACTGGATCAACTGGATAAACAGAACGTAGCAATCCAGGGACGAAGTTTCAAACACGTTGGATGGGACTCTAAAAAGAAATTCGTATTTTGTGATCTAGTAGATGCTTATGACATCTTATTGCCACGAGATACAGATCCTCTGGATCTAAACAAGTCTGAATTCTTGATACATATCAATATCAAAAAGGATCTGAACGAAATTCTAGCTAATCCAGATTTTGATAAAGAAGAACTGAAGATGATGAACCTATACTTTGGAGAAAAGGCTGGGTACATAAAAGCAACGAGCGAGGATGAATCATACGAACGCTCTCGAGATCGACTGAGAGGACTTGGGGATACTACTGAGGATGATGTTTATAACTTCATCGGAACAAAAGTAGAGATCAACAACTCTTACGACCTTGTATGGAACAAGACTCTGAAGAAACGAATACGACACTTGCGAATCTATGCAGCTGATCGATTCCTCCTATACGACAAGCCTTTGAAAGAAGCTATCGGAATGGAAGTATTGCCAATCGTATCCTGGGCATCTAATCCTGACATGATCGATGTATGGTCTGACTCAATGGCAGACAACATTCGAAACATCAACAAGGTAATCAATATCTATTTCTCTCAGGACATCGAGAACAGAGGATATAGAAACTTTGGAATGTTCTTCTTTAACAACATGAAAGGGCAGTTTACTCCAAAGGGATTCCAGCCACGACCATTCGGATTCTACGGACTTCCTGGAAACCCTCGAGAGATGGTGCAGCAAGTAGAGATTCAACCTCTATCGGATACCACGAATCAGATCGATTACCTGAAACAATTAGTCCAGGGATCAGTAGCTCAAACAGCAACTGAACGAGGACAAGATTCAGGAGCAGATACACTCGGAGAAATCCAGATCAATCTGCAGCAATCAACCCAGATGAATAATGTAGACATGAAGCATTATCGAAAGGCATGGGAAGAGGTAGCTGAACTATTCCTGATGGTACTAGAAGCCAATCAAACGGATGTAGTAATGCTGGAAAAAGAGGGAGGAGATGGAGAGTATCGAGAAAAGAAAGTTGGAAGAGAAGACTGGATCAGTCCAAATGGGTATCAATGTATTCCAAAGTTCAAGAAAGAACAGGAGGAAGAAGATAACTTCGAGATTCAGAAGACTCAATATGTACTCAATGGATTCCAAAACAACCCAGTTGCTCTCAAGATTGCAAAGACGAAGCAGCTTGAAGCTCTTGGGTGGACTTCAGAGGAGATAGAACAGGTTATGCAGGCGGAAGATTCAATGTCTGGTATGAATACAGCTGAACCATTACAAGATGAGGGCGTAGATCAGCAAGCAATACGATCAGAACAAGATGCTGGCTCAGAGGGTCTACAGAATCAAGCAGGTAATCAACAATATTAGTATGTCTATTTTGAACCATTTATTGAAAAAACTAAATAAAAGAAAAGACACTCTTACCAAGGACGATATTTCAATGTATAATGATTGGGAGGGTGCATTGAAAGGTCGAAAACTAACAGATGATGATGTTCAGAATTTCATTCAAGAATCTAAAATGATCTGTACCAATAAACTCAGAGACATTGTAGAATTGAATGAGCAACAGAAGATATTCTTCTCGATGCAGCTGGACTTAATCATGAAGATTGAATATTTTCTATCTATGCCCAAGCTTGAAAAGAAACAAGCAGAGCATCAGATAGAAACGTTATTAGAAACACTTAACTAATTTATATATTATGGAACCAGAATTTATGACAAAGATTAACGAGTTGATTGCAAAGGGTGATTGGACTCAAGCAGACATTGCTTTTTTACAAGCACGAAAGTCCTACATCGATCCAAAAACTTTCAAGGCTCTAAATCTTGAAGCTGGAGAAGATGAACAGGATGATGAACAGGATGATGGAGTAGACCTAGGATCATTGAAAGTTGCTGATCTAAAAATTCTTGCTGAGGAGCAAGGAATTGATCTAGGAGAAGCTACAAAGAAAGAAGATATTATTGCAGTAATCGAAGCTGCAGTCGAAGAGTAATTTATTAAATATAATTTCCCAAACTCTAGAAATAGAACGGGATTAAGTTCTTATGAATAAACCAAACACCACAGAAGAAGAATTCTTTAACGGTACGGAGGGAAAAAACCCTACAAATCCACCAGCAAGTGATGAAGCTGGAAAGGTAGATTATGAAGACAAGTTCAAACATTCTCAAAAAGGAGCATTAGATTTGCTGGAACGGAACAAAGTTCTGCAGGCAGAGCTTGATGCTTCTAGGGAAGCAAAGAACAAGGCTAATAATCAAATTGACGAACCTTTATACCCAGGTTTTGAGAATCTATCAGAGGATGAGCAAGCTAACATGAGGAACTATACTTCGGGAATCGAAGAGAGAGTCGTAAATAGACTATCTGGAAGACCTGAATTCGCTGAATCACAAGAACGCTTTAACGAGCTGAAATGGGACAAGGCTTTCAACATGGTAGCCGCTGCATATCCTGATCTGCTAGAAGACAAGGAGGAATTCAAAGCAAAGAATTTTCAAGCTAATAATGTTCCAGATAACATTGATAGCCTGCTAACTACACTGGCAAGAGATTTCCTCTTTGACAAATCTCGAGCAATAGGAAGAAAAGAAGCTGAGGGCAAGAAAGATAGAATTGATCCTATGCGTAACACAGGAGGAAGTGGAGGAGAGAACCAGGGGGCAGTGTTAAATAAGACACTTGCTGAATGGGAAAACTTGGCAGCCACTGATCCTGCTGAATTCGCAAAGCAAGGAGATCTGTATGACGAAGACGTAAAGTCTGGAAAACTCGGCTAACATTCATCATAAAGGTTTGTGATTATTCAAAATAATTTCAAAAAACTTTATGGCACAAAACTTAGGAGCATTTACTCCGACCAAGTTTGCACTACAGTTGGTAAAGACTCTTTACAACAAGACAATCTACCGAATGGTGACGAACACAAAATACGAGGGGATGATTAAAGACTCAGGGGACACAGTTACAATTCGTACAGCAGCTAAGATCAATCTTAGTCCTTATACGAAAGGTATGACACTTGTTTCTCAAGAACTTAATCCTACTTCAGAAGAACTAAAAATCGATCAAGAGTATTACTTCAAGTTTATTGTAGATGACGTGGATAAAATCCAAAACGACATCAACGCAATGGACGAATATTCTGACAATGCAAAGGAAGATATTTCTGAACTAATCGATACTGATATTCTTACATACGCAAAGGACAACGTTCTTAAAGCAAATGTTATCGGAGGAGATTACGCAACTGGAACTGTAGCAATCGATTCTGCAGGAGTTGTAACAGGAACAGGAACTACTTTCACTGCTCAAATGGTAGGAGGACACTTCCAAGCAACAGGACACACAACTTCATACGTTGTTGTATCATTCGCTTCTGGAACTTCAATCACTATTGAAGAATTAGGAGGAGGAACTTACACAGGAGGAGTTATCGCTGGAGGTACTGCATTTGATATTGCAGCTGCTACTCCATTGGCATTGACAAAATCAAACATCTACAGCTACCTAGTAGAATTGGATGTACGAATGTCTGAAGCTCTAACTCCAAAAGGAGGACGATTCATCGTAGTAAACTCTCGATTCGAGGGACTTCTACGAAACGCACCAGAATTTATTCCAGCTGTAGAATCAGCTTATAAAGGAGTAGTTAAGGAGGGTGGAATCGGACGAATTGCTAACCTGGACGTTTACTGTTCAGAGCTAGTACCAGGTGATAACACTGATGGATTTTATTTCTGGGCTGGTACTAAAGAGTACATGGCGTTTGCACTGCAAATCCTTAAAACAGCTGTCGTACCCTCAAATGCTAACGCAAATGAGTTCAACGATACTTGTAAAGGACTTGTCGTATGGGGACGTAAAGTATGTAATGGTAATCGAGGGCGAGCTGCTGTTCTACGAGCAACAGTTTAACCATCGTTATTCTATTCAGATCCTCTTCGGGGGGTTTGGGTTAGGATAGTGATAATGCTTCCTAGAGATAAATTTTATGCGATTAGAAACAAAAGAAATAATTAAACGAGCAAGAGCAAAGATTCTGGAACTCACTGATGAAGTGATTACAGCAGAATCAGTTCTACAGTATGCGAATCTTTCTTATGATGAGATCCAGATTCGAGTACGATCAAACAGTATGCTTACCAGCGTACTTATTCCTATTTCTGGAAGTGTCGGAACGCTGCCAGATTTATTTGGGACTTTCTATGGGAGTCCAAAGGACAATAATGGGAATATTATCAGAGTAGTTCCACTCCAGAACGTCATCAGGGCAGCCTCAAGCGAGCGTGTATGCTCTCGAATGGGGCAAGAGGTCAAATTGCCCACTGATTCGCAAATCAGCTCTCTAGAGGTCGTATACTACGCCAAGTATGATGCCCTAACAGTAGCCAATTCTCCTGAAACAGACGAAACTTTCGATGAACCCATGATCTATGGGATTGTTTATCGTGCGTTAGAAGACCTGCAAGATCCAGAATTGTCTACATATTACAAAGGATTGTACGATAACATGATCCTGGATCGAGCAAGCTTCCTTTCTTCATACGAAGAGAACGCTACAGAGGGAGAAATCTTCACACCAGTTAGATTTATATAATACTATGCCTTACAAAAAACAATTATTTACAAAAAAATACGACAATCTACAGGACATGATTGATGTAGATGATTCTCGAGGGCGATCAGTACCTATAAATATGAACTTTATTGAGGAGGGGTATCTTACAAAAGACACTGGATTCAAATATTTTAGTGATGAAGATGATGCAATCCGTCATTCACTTTTCCATTTCAAAAAAACTAACGGAGAATCGTATATTATTTCAGGGAAAGGGACAAAGATGCAGTCTTTCAACCATATGAAGCCAATCACCGCAGTAGCATCCACTGATGTTATCACTCACACTGCTCATGGTTTTGTAGACACTGATGAAGTGACATTCTGGACTGATGATACGTTGCCAGCTGGACTTGAGATAGATACTGTTTATTTTGTAAGAGATGCTGTAGCAAACACTTTCAAAGTTTCACTAACAAGCGGAGGCACAGCAGTAGATATAACCTCAACAGGATCAGGAAATAATTTTGTAAGAGGCGTGAACAAAGGATGGGAAGATCTCTCCCCAACATTTACAGAGGGAGCAGAGTTCGGATTCTATGTTTATAGTGACACTCTATATGGATCTAATTCATACGAAGACTATTTCTCCTGGACTGGACAAGTGTTTACAGATTACGCTTCAGCACCAAAAGGCAATTCCCTAGAAGTATTCGAGGATCAGATGTTCGTTACAGGAGTTCGAGATGAACCTGGAAGCTATTACTACTCAGACATTGGAGATGCAACAACATTCCCTGGGACGAAAGTTGTAAAACCTCTCGGAACTGATAAAGCAATGGGAATGAAGAACTATCATGGAACGCTTCTGATGTTCAAAGAGAAGTCTATCTGGAAGCTAACATTTCAATACGATCAAATTGTATCTCTCTTCTTGCCAAAGATTACACTTCAATCAAACACTTACGGAGCCTGTAGCAAGGATGCAATCGCTTGGGTGGAAAATGACATTTGGTTTTTCACTGGAACTGAGGTACGAGCAATCGGATTCGTAGACAACCAGGCTGGAGTATTCGGAGTAAATGACTCAGTAATCTCGGATCAGATCAAGGAAACACTCAAAAACATCGATAGAGCCAATTTCTCAAAGGTAAAAACATTCTATTTAGACAGGAAATACTACCTCTCAGTACCAATATCAAAGGAAACAAACAATGTTTTGTTCGTAAATCACCTCTTATACAAACGAAGATGGACGAAATACACTGGAAGATTGAAGAGTGTAGTCAATTCATTCGTAGAAGTGGAC